GTGCAGGTATAGCTGGTTGGTTCCGGGACTACGCTGTCCTTGGTGACGACATCATCATTGGCAACGAGGATGTCGCGAAGCACTACCTGAGGGTGATGGAGATCCTGGGCGTTGAAATCGGATTAGCAAAGTCTCTGATTAGTAATAACAAATCAGGTGAATTTGCGAAAAGATTTTACCGCTCAGGTGTGGACGTCACAGGGTTACCTTGGAACTTGTGGCTCATGTCTCAGCAATCGCTGAGTGCATGCGTCGCAATGTGCCAATGGTTAGCCCTGGGATGGACACCCTCATTATCTCAGGCAATGGCAGCATTCGGGGTGGGTATGAAGAATATGGCCCGCCTCGGGTCTACCTGGGAAACTCTTCCTAGGCGACTCGCGGCGCTCATAGTCATCATCTCACACCCCGACTCTAAAACTGCCTTTTCTAAGTCTAATTGGCTGGAATGGGTTGGGTCCCGCGGTCCCTTGCTCCCCCAAATGTGGGGGGACGAGGCCTCGACCTGGGTCACTCCCTGGATGGATTCCCTTGTGGAATTAACCAACCAGTGTGAGGAGACCTTCGATCGTTGATGCAGAGATGTATTCTTTTCGGAGTATACATCATCTGTTGACCCGGTGGTCCAGTCCATTCTGACCAAGACCAATGCTGAATTGGTAACCTTAGAAAGGCGGATTCAGGTAGTCCGGGATACCATAACACATTTTAATCGGCTCGGTATCTCGCTTCAGGCGCGGCAGATTTCTGCCGTTATGTATCAAGAGATACGTAAGTTAGAGAATTCAGTGGCCCGGATTCCATTGCCGATCGCAGAGCTCAGCCGAGCTCGCGAGAGGGAACTGGAACCCCGGTTCACTGACCTCTACCGTCTGTGGAAGCAGATCCGAGTCCGAGGCTCCAACACATTCGGTCTTGGGATCCCGGAAGGGATCCCACGTGTCCGACCAGTTTCTGCTCCTTATCCAAAGGAACTAGAGGTTGATTAGGACGGCCGGGCCAATTGGTCTACACTTTCTCCACTGTCACCAGTTGTTGGTGAGGTAATGGCTTACCAGATTGCTGATAAGTGAAAGTGCCCAGTTGGTCCCGTTACCGTTACGTCTTCCTCGACCTTCTTCCCTAATCCCTAGGGTAGGTAAGGATCAGTTATCCATACGTCTGGAGTGATCCAGGCGTCACTGGCCCTCTTCGGTGAGGGGAGGTGCTGGCGGTCGTGGAAACCAAGATTCGGTGTATTGGAGAAAGGATGTGGGGCATGACCTATCTCACCTTCAGGCTCGTCACCTGATGGTTCCCTAGAAGTAGGGATTAATTTCCTCCTACGCACTCCTATTCGCCCTTCAGTTGAGGGGGGTGGTAAGCCCTCTAAGGCTGAAGTTGCGGTAGGATTAAAAGATAGTGAGCATGTTACAGCTCTGTCAGGACCGGGAAACCTGAGTGCAGG